ATATAACTTGTGGTCTTCATGCTCTCCTGCTGGTGTTATTGTACCATTCAATAACCACCAAATAAATACTAACTTGCTCATAACTATTTGTTTTAAAAGTTCATTAAACATTGCTGACATGTGTGTACTTCATCACACTCACATGTTAATTCCGGATTTATTCCATATAACATAGCTTTATCAGCATCTTCAGACATTAGTTCGCCTCCACTGAACTGTTTCTTGGCTTTTTCTGCTACTTTAGCATTGACAGCATTAATAGCTCTGATAACCATTTTCAGTGCATTTCTAAGATGATTTATATCCATATCATCTACATTAATTTTCTTACCATCTTTCATGGTCCAATAGTAATTCTTCATTTGATTTGATTTTTGAGATTAATAAATAAATAATAAAATTGTTATTGGTTGTACTCAAGACCAATATTCATCACATCTTACCTATCAGGACATCCTGTGGCATTACCCAACTTTACTACCTGCTTTTTATGCAGCACCCATATCCTATGGGTAGTGAGGAGACGCTCTGTGTGATTACAATTTTATTAAAAATACCACAAGTCAAACTCTGCTTTACAGGATGAGAGTTTATGCCTGAAACCTTGTGGTAATATTTTAGAATGGTATATCATCATATAAATGTGATATGTCTAGCATTTCTGCACCAGCATGAGAAAATACAATTTTTTCGGTGAATAGTTTACTTGCTAACTCAGTAGCAATAGTGTCATCATAAACACCATAGTCACCTGATTTACCAAATAATATTATTTTACCATGTACACATTGTATCCAACCACCATTAATTGTGCTCCAATCTGCTTCTTTAAACAGATGAGATAATGCACTGTGATAATTATCTACAAACCCATAAGGATCATACTTGAATCTTAATGTACCATCAAGCACATTTTCTTGTATAATGAACTTAATAGGTCTAATCAACCTGAACTCATTATGCGGGATGGTATATCTATACACTTCTCTAGCATCTTCAAGAGCTTTATCTTTAAGAGCAGTTAACTCTCTCTGAACTCTTTTAAGTTCTTCTTCATCTTTAACAACAGATTCAGTTTGTAGAGCTTTAATAGCTTCTATTATGTTATTAGTCATCTTTTCTTGATGAGCAAACATACTTGGATTAACAGTAGCAAGAAATCTATCTGTTTCTTCTGTGCTAATGTTAGAGTTATTAAACCCTCCTGCAAAGCATTTAAAGTCACTACAAGGAACTTGAAATGCATAATGTTTAGCAGTAGTTAATGTTATGTATGTATTATCATAAGATACTACAGTGTACATACCATTGCGGGAGTTTAAATGAATTTTCATAAGGTTTAAATTTTTGAGATTATTATTAAGATTAAGATTTTACATAATATCCCTCTGCACTCAGTTGTAATAAAAACTCATTAGGTTTATGTGCTGCATTTCAGCTTTATTACCAATTTTGCTTTCATTTCTATTGTTTAGGCTTTATATCTCCTATTACAACTGTCTACCCTTGGGAAGTAGAAATGGTGCATTAATACTGTGAATATGAATAGTTCCGGAAGCATTTACTGTCCTAAAACACATAACACTAATAATAGTACTAGTAATAGTAGTAATACTGATTAATATGTGTATAGTAATGCTTAATGTATTGTATACAGGGTACTGCATAGTCCTGTTTTAGCTATATAAATATTCAAAGACAGCTAGTTAGCCCATTTTGCATGCATGTTGAACAGTGAGAATAGTGTAGAAGTAGAACACCTTTCATCAAATTAACACACATTTACCCACAATGTCAAAAAATTAACTGCTTGATAATGAACATGTCAGTCTCATTGTTACACACGGTGGAGACAACTTTATGCATAGTGAACTATATTGAACACAGGAAGAATATTTCCTGTAGAACAACTTAGTATGCATAATGCAATAGGTTGAACAATACATTATGCGGAGTGCATTATACCTTATATAGTATATTAAGTATTTAGTCTCCGCACAATAATAAAAGGGTTAGTGAAAAAGAGGGAAAGAAAAAGAATATAGTATGCAATCAATGCATACTATACTCTCAGAAACTATTTCTTAGTTTCTTCTTCCTGTGTTTCTTCCACAGGTGCAGACATCTTACCTAAGAATCCTGCAATGCCACTCAGTTTAGAGACACTTGTTTTAGCATACTCAGTAGCAAATGTCTGAGATGTTTTACTCATCTTTTCAGTCATTGCCATTTCTACCATAACATCAGTGTCATCTAAATAATATCTATTATTCTTACTGATACCTACCTCACAAGGATTCATAAGCAAAGGCTCATTACGAAACACAAGTGGCAAACCTGTTTCCTCTTCATATTGAGGATACTCTTTAAAGTTCTCAGTTGCTACCAACTTAGCAATTTCTTCTTTAGTGCCACTGATTACATATCTAAATGATAATCCTGTTTTAGATTTAGCACTTTTGCTTTTACCTACTAATTTTGCTTTCATAATACTTAATTTTAATTAATTAATAATTTATTTTTTATTTAGTTAAGGGTTAGTAAGAAAGAGGGAAAAAATAAAGAGAACCACAGGAAGGCAGTACCCCATTATACAACGTGCACATTGTATACTGTCCTTACCTATTAATAACCTGTAATTCTTCTTAGTAGTTTTTCCTTTACTTCATTGATAACTACATCACGGTAGCCTGCTGTAATGTGCCCATCTTTAGCCTGTAATACGTCTCCCATTGTGCTACTTGACAGGAGATATTTTTGATATCAAATTAAGTCAAGGGTTAGAAGAGAAGAGGGAAAAAGAAAAAGATAGCCTAAGCTATCTTATCCAATTTCATTATGATTTCAGGCTTGTAGCCATAATGATTACATAGTTCAATAAACTGCTTAATTTTTGCATCAGCCATGCTAATCACTTCTGTGTTCCAAGAACACTCTGGTACATAGGTACCAGGATTGATGTTATCCTCCAAGAATAATCCTGAATGATAAACAAATAATTTACTATTAGTTTTCATAATATTATATTTTATATTAATTAAGGGTTAGAAGAAAAAAAAGAGTGCTTAATGCACTCTCAATATTTTCTCAATGTTGGTATACTTACCAACATCTTTTACAGTTGCGGTCACATCATAAATTCTATTAAGAACCATGCCGCATTTAGCAGCATAGTTCTTGTTGATTGTGAAGGCTTTGTTCTCAAAGCCTACAACTATTAATAAGAATCCCCACTCTTGTGAGGACTTGCATACTTTGCATCTGAAAGTATACAATCTGTCTTTTTTATTTTCCATGACAATTAATTTTAATATTTTATTCTAGTTAAGGGTTCGTGGTTGTGAGTTAGTAGGGGGTAGGGGTGCTCGGGCTGAGGGGCGGGGGGTGTTGTACAGGGGGGTCACCATCCCCTCTTCCATACAATAAAACCAAATACCCATATACCAGTATATCTCTCAGAGCTATATTACCATGGGGTAAGTTACCACTTGGTAACATGTGGGGGGGGTCTTTACTGATCATGAAAATTTTATAAAAAATTTTTAGAAGAATATATGTGATGTAGGAAAAGTTATTACATTTGCATATGTCGTTCTTTGGGCTGTTTCCGCATATGCCTAATAATGAAAGCCCAGGTACCTCACCTGGGTTTTTGCTTCTTTAGCTCAGTTGGTTAGAGCACTAGACTGTTAATCTGGGGGTCCTAAGTTCGAGCCTTAGAAGAAGCGCACTCCATCCCTGTAGATAGAATCTGCAGGCTCAGTGCCAGGAGGGCATACCGTAAGATCTGCTCGCTCACTCTCTGGCCTTCTCTGCACAGGAAAGCTGTCAAGTATAACTGTAGCAACACCCAAGTAAGTTTCTCTGATCAAGAATTACTGCTTGGGTTTTTTATTTTAACATGTTCCTACATTACAAATTAATTTTTCTATATTTGTTGAACCAACAAACTTATAATGAAAAACAGTAAGAGTAACAAAAACAGTAAGAGTAAGGAGCCTATTACCCTTTTGGAAATTGTTTCAAATAGTGACAATACATTTGAGGTAAGAATAGCTAAGGTTAACAAAATGTCTATTCCCGTTCTGGTAGGTTTATTAGAAAAAGCAAAATTTGATTTATTAGCAAGAGACTTTGAAGAAGACTTCCAAGAAGTGGATGAGCTTCCTAGTAATTTTATGAATAGTAAATTTGATGCATGATGATTGAAAGATGTATGAAAAAGCCTGAGTATTTTGATGTACTCAAATTTAATGAAGGTGACAGAGAAACAGTATTTAACTTTGTAGGAAGAAAGGCAGAGTTTATAATACCAGTAAATACAAATGTCCTTACTTTATATGTAGAGACTTTTACTGGGCCTAGAAAAGTTGGTCCTGGATATTATATAGTAAAGGGTAATGATGGACACTTTAGTGTATACACTCCTGATGAGTACGAGAGTAAATTTGTTAAAGTAAAGAAAACCGAAAATAAATAGTTATGAGCAAGACAACAAACAGACAAAAAGTTGAAGTATTAAAGGGATGGCTTCAATGGTTATTAATCAATAAAACAAAAAAGAAATGAATAAGTCTATTGTAGAAATGGGTGAAGATGTATCTGGAGTAAATGAAACTAAGATACTTTCATTTGGAGAAGAACTAGTAGGAATTGAGTTCAATCCAAGTAATGATGCTGGTGTAGCTAAAGTAAAGCAGTATATGGCTGAGATAGCTAATATTTTAAAAGATAGCTACACTAATGATGAATCTAGGGGCCCTATTAAGAGCTTGCTATTTGATCATGCTATAGGAGAGTTAGTAAGTGCACAAATGGCAGTAGTAAAAGTAATCACGTTTAAATAAGAAATCATGAAATTATTAGGAAAAAGAATTTTGATTAACGTACCGGAGATTAAGAAAGCAGCGGTAGAGTTATCACCAGCACAAGAAGCTGAGCGCGAAAAAGAAGCTATCAAGAAATGGACACAGTTAGAAGTTCACTCTGTGGGAGATGAAGTAGAGAAAGTAAAAGCTGGGGACAAAGTATATGTGCAAACATTTGCTTTAGAAGGAGCAGAGAAGATAGATCTAGATGGTAAGATTAAGTTGTTAGTAAAAGAGTTTGACGTAGCAATAGTATACTAAAATGAATGAAATGCGTTATGAACAGTATAATAGAACTGTTATGAAAGATCTGAAAAAAACAAATGTTACAATGACTCAAGAGCCTAAGTGGATTGATCCGCAAGATTATAATAAAGCTGTGCTGGACAATATGCCTAAGTGGACAGAACTTAAATCTCCTACTTCACATAATGATGCATTAAGACCAAAACACTATGGAGGTGCAGATGCTCAATATGAAGTTTTTAAAGTTTTGGAAGCTTGGGAACTTGATAAAGACTTCTATTTAGGTAACGTAATTAAGTATGTTGCAAGAGCTGGTAAGAAAGATTCTACTAAAACTAAAGAGGATTTACAAAAAGCTTTAGTATATTTGCAGCGAAGGATTGATAGTTTATGATTTTTGCTTATATAATAATAGGGTTGTTAGTATTGTTTGTTCTATATGAACTACAAAACTTTTGGCGCACTCCAGTGTATAATAAAGTCTACAACATGTGGCAAGAAGATACTGAGAAGACTACTAAAGCTAACTTAACAATATTAGCAATGTGTATTATATCATTCATACTTGGAATTATTTGCACAGTAGTATTGATTTAAATTTTTTATTTATAAAAATTGCCCTGGTTTTTACCGGGGCTTTTTTTTTATCAAAACTTTTTTGTATATTATTAGTATTATAAATCATAACAATATAATTATGAAAGAATTTAAAAGCCCATTAATATTTATGTGGCAAATGATGAGTCAAAAGGTATATGACTTTATTAGAAACTCAAGAAAGTATGTAACAATTATTAGTCCTACTAATGCTGGTGTAACAGTTGATCTTTATTTATCTGCTCCTGAAACAATTGTAAAATTTGAAGGAAGTATTGATGTAGATTTTGACTTAAACACGGTACCAGTTGGGTCTAAGATAGGTGATAAGTTATATCTTATTATGAGTAGTAATACAG